CAGATCTACACCAATGCCAAGATCCAGATCTCCTTCAATATCGACATTGATATTTAATTCTCTCACCTCTCTGGCGATGTATCTCATCGCAGGAGGATTAAGTGTAAAAGTTACTTCTATTGGAAGATTAGTCTGTTTGTCCGAATCGAAGGACAAATTGTCATCGAAAAATCTCGAATCGTCAAATTGTGCGCCAATCAGACTATATGTTGCCATTACGATATCTTAACAATAAGTTCCGCAGTGCCAGAATCTCCGTCAAGAATTGTTCTGACAAGAGACAGGTTTAAGAAAGAAATCAATTTGCCAGTGTTATCGCTGGTCGTAGCAAGATACATCGTATTAACTGGACCGATGCTTCCACCAGATGCCGTAAATGTAACAGTCTTGGACAGTAGACGATAGTCTCCGCTGTTCAATTCTATGGTAGGAAAACCAACCGAGGATCTTTCAACTAGTTGTGGAGAATATCCGTGGCCAGAAGGCTCGTTCAAAATATCAGAAAGAGTATCCGTTTCCACAAGGTTGTCATTGCACAACCGGATGAAGAACTGCGTAGGTAATTCTTCTGCACGGAAGTAGGCCATGAGCATAGAACGTTCGCCTTCGTCGACAAGGGCATTACGCTTTGTCTCTTCCCAAAGGATTTCTCCCTTGCTGTTGCGAAATGTCACATGCCAATCACAATGATACCAAGTTTTAGAGCCAGCCATTTTAATCTCCTTAAGATTCGTATTGGATTGAGGTTATCTCAACTTCTTCCAATCTACATATTTGATCTTTTTCGACAACTATGTCGCCATTTTGTTCAGTCTCTGTACGAACATAAACCTGATCGCTGATGCTTGGATCTGGCGAGAAATTAACACCCACTTCCCCAGTATCGTAATCAACAGTTCCGCTAACGCCATACGTAGAAGACAAATCTGTAATATTGCCTTCTCCGTCGTCAACACCGACTTGATCATTATTAACATAGATCTTGACAGTTCCAGGCTTCAACGGTGTAACTGGAATCGTGGCAAAATAGTCGTACAAAGAATTTGCGTTAAGAACCAAATCCGCATGCACGTTCAATTTCGTATGGCTGTATGAAACCCCAGTTGTATTATCAATGGCGTAAACCACATCGCTATAACGAGTAGAAAACCCAAGTCTAGAAGTCGTTCCTAACTGGAACAGGGCATCAATAGCTGCTTCGACGTCTGATTGAACAGACGTCAAAGAAAAACCATTCTTCACGACGATATCCACAATGGGAACAACATACACAATAATTGGATCAACATACGTATACTTAACCGTGACCTGTGCTTTTGTTTCCAGATACTCAGCAAGCGTTTGCTTGAAATCCGTATTAGGAAGTGCCCAGTTTTGCAGAATAATGCACAACTTGACACGATTGAACATGTCATAGTTCGGTGGATTTTCTTCTGCTTCGCCCCAAGCATTTGAAGAAGCAATACCAGCATAATCATCCAAAATAGCAATATAATCTGCTTTGGTAACGGCACGGTCGCCAGTCGCAAAAACACGAGGAGCATTGTATTTAATTTCTTCAATAGACTCTTCGTCTTCACCACCAAGAATTGTATCTGGATTCGTGACAGAAATGTCCGTAACGATAGCCCCAGTAGAATCTTTAATCGTGGAAGTGATACTGTTCAAAAGACCAGAGGTAAATATATTGCCATTCGCCCCAGTAGAACGGAGATACACAAATTTGATCTCTGCCACAACAGTAGGAGACATACCATTTACGTTATCCCCAAATAAAATCGTAACAGTTTTGTCCAGTTCGTAGATAAGAACATAGTCTTTATCTGTCCCCAAAGATCTGAAGAAGGAGGTCTGCTTGGTCCAGAGAACTCCGTCCACGTACACAAATATATTAGTGTTTTCAATAGCAGTATCTGCAATATTATAAGACTGATTAGTAGTACCAGAAGACGCAGTAATGATTTCAATACGCTTACCTTGGGTAACTGGTGCAGAAAGTGACAACACTCCAGCACCCATAAACGTATCTTCTGAAACAACATATTCATCTCCGGAAGTTGCGACTAGAGTCGTGTATTTTGGTATAATGACGTTGTTGGCTTTTGGCACTTGCAACGTAAACGTCACACTTCCAGTAGCAGAAACTTTCCGGCGAGGAGTATAGTTTAAGATGCGAACGAGATTGGCTACGCTTGAGTAATTTCTTGCAGTCGGCAGATAGCTTTCTTCAGCTTGACGCTCGATATAGAACAGAACCATATTGGCCGTATAGGCAAAGAACTCAATAAGAGTTTCCCCAGTGCCAGATCTATATGCATCTTTCCAAGATTGATTTGCTTTTAATATATTCTGAAACTGAACGACTAGTTGTTCGAAATCATACTGCGTAAAATTGAGTGTACCTGACATATTTATAGCACCTTATTAAATTCAAACACATTAGGATACCCACGAAGTTGAAATTGGACCATTATGGATATTTCATTATTATCTGGATTGGAATAAAATTCAACAGAGTTGACAAATACTCTATCGTCCCATAGCTCTATAACTCTTTTTACTTCAGACGAAACTTGGCCTGCTAAGTGCTGATCCATTGGCTCAAACAACATTGCAGCCATTGTACTGGCAAAATCTGGCAACATAACTCTCTCACCAGGTCGAGTGCGCAAAATATTATCAATAGAAGAAAGGACAGCATCCAAATTAATTGCCTTTTTCAGTTGTCCACGATTATCAATCGTAAACTCTGAATCAATCTCTGACCAAACTTCTGGTGCCTTTACACCCATGTTATAACCTCACAGCATTTTATAAATGACTATTCGACATACACTCCACGATCTGAAGGAGTTATGACAGCTCCACACGCTGCAGTAGCATTTTGTGTAACGATCAACCTGCCATTATGACTGCTCTTAACCGTTATGGCCGTAATTGCTTGAGCTCCATGGGTAGGACAAGTTAAAGTAGCTCCATTAACAGCTACTAGTATATTTTCTACCTTAAAAGCATCATCTATCTGGTTGGCATCCGTTATAGCTCCACCATGTGTACTCGTATCACCTAAAAGTGCAATTCTTAAACTCATGGTGGATTAATTTGCACTGTTAGACCACTGATCGTTACATTTCCCGCACAATTGACATCCATGTTCCCACTACCAGTAACTGATATACTAGTTCCTAATATAATGACACCAGATCCTGCTTGTAGCAATACATTGCCCACTGTGGCTTCAACTTTTGCAGTTCCTAATGATGCAATAGAAGATATATTTCCTTGCTGTGCTATTGCCGTTATATCCCCTTGTCCAGCATTTATTTCTATTGGACCTTCTTTAGCTTCTACAAAAATATCACCTTTATCAGCAACAATATCTATGTCACCCTCTTTGGCATTAACAGCTATATCACCCTTATCAGCCAATACCTCAATATCTGCAGCATCTGCTTCAATTAAAATCTTGCCCTCTACTGTTGTCGTGTGTAATGTAACACGACCATCTGGGTAAAACTCCACCCAACTTCCTGAAGGGTGATCAACTCGTATGTCACGATTATCTACTTCTTCATCAAGATAATCATTTATCTTTATTTGTATCGAGTTTTTAGTTCTTTTAACCTTAATAAATGGATATGACTCTGGCTCTGCATCAGTTTTTCTATCTGCTGGCAACCCCATGGTTCTGGTTTGCGCCTCAGCAAAAATGACAGGTTGATATGGATCTTGATTCTCAAAGAAAACAAAAACCTCGCTGCCAACCTCTGGCACTACAAAATTTCCAAATCCGGAACCTGCCCCTGTAAACATGGGGAGAGCTGGAGTGGCCCACGGGAGACCCCCTTCAGCCATTCCATTAAACATTGGGTAAACTCTAACCTTTACTCTGCCTAAGAAATATGGATCTGCATTGTCTATCACAGTAGCTCTGTAATGACCAGCAAATTTGCCATCTACAATTGAAAGGTTATCCATTATGTCACCGGAGATAACTTGCCAGGTATATCTTGCTTTCTTATAACAGCTGGAATAAGTGTCGTTCTGGCATCAGTATCCACTCCACTTCTAGTTAGAAGCAATCTTGTGAAAAAGGTACCGTCTAATCTTAAAATAACTTTTTCTACAAGCCATAATCCAGCATACTGATATCCAAGAGGATTCTGTGCTAAGTATGCTTGTGGAAATACAACTTGCACTACTGCTCCTGGCTGCATATTGCTTATGCCCCAAGTGTCTATCCACATTTTAGAATAACTTGTCATACGTGAATATAAGTTTGTCAGAGCACGCTCTTCATATGTAGGATCTGTTTCTGTATTTCTACCATAAAACAGTGAAACGCTATCCTCTGTGTCACCTTTACTTAACAAATGATATATCGCTAGAGAATAGTATTGGCTATAATCCACCACGGCTTCAACGTATTGAGATGTATCATAATCATAATATCCGTACGATTGATTTTTACCACCAAACTTTTTTAGCAAAGGACTGCTATCCAATATTTCAAATTTGCTGACAGGTTTAAATCCATTTACTTGATCGCCATTTGCAGATACGACACTAAACTTTTCAGCCACTGTTGCTCTACACATTTCTTCTACGCTTAATACGTTTAGCACAGTTCTGCCAGTAAAAGAAGATGATGTATTTGCACCACGAAAATCATAGCCATTTGAAACAAATATGCGATAATCACTATATAGTTCTGAATACAATCTGCCTCTCAGATCACGAAATAATTGGGCATTGCTCCAAAATGGTTGCAATAAAACCCTATCAACATTTAGTGAACTAGAAACATTTGCCACTAAACCCATTTCTGATGCTATTGATTTCAACCAATCAGAGATAGTCATTTCGTAGCTATTTCTTTTATGCTTTGGAGCAAACATACCATCAACATCCAGGATAGCAGAAACATCGTAAATGGTTGTTTGATCATCATTACCAGTAGGAAATCTTCTAACAACTCTGAAGTTGAAACTATTCTCAGTGGGAATTCCAGCAGAGTCAGCACCAAAATTGTAATTGACATTGTAAAGTGTAATATCTATCTGTTCACCTAAGGAATCAGCAGGCAATAAGTGCGTGATAGTGTTGGATTTATCTAACATCGCGAATCTGAGAGAGGGCAATGTCATATCTATGCCCTGCGTAATGGTTAATTCTGTAATCCAGGAAGGATCAAAGTATACTCTTTGACCAGCAATTGATATTTGTAAATCGTAGTTGCCAAGTAATTGTGTCATTATCTAATTCTGTATTTTCTATAAAAATCATTTATGTCCGACAATGCTGGCACCGTCCACACATCACCAACATTCATTTGACTAAACACATCGTCGCATTCATTAACCAACAGTAATACCCACCAATATCCTACACTACCATACATCTTATAGCTAACCATGTCTGGTCGCATGATGTCCGCTTGTGTAATGCGGTAATGAAATGGTATAGATGTCATAGTAAACTTATCAAAGTTTGACCATAAAAAGTCAAATTGTTGGATGTCATCCACTTCTGCAATTTTGAAGAATCTTGTTCTGTCCATTATAGCACAATTGGCTGATTAACAGCGAATACGTTATCGATACTCTCTTTAGTAAGAATTTCGTAAGTTTGAAATGTAACAGTAGCTTTAGCGCCAACTGGATTTCCGTCAACTCCTATTCTACTATCAAATTCAGTATTAATATCTTTAACAATTACATTGACAAATTTTAAATAAGATCCTATCCATATGGTAACATTCTCCCCACCATTAGGGTTAAACGGGCTAGGCCCCGGAGGAGATAGAAACGGCAACCTAACACTTTTATCTGCAACTGTGGCGTCATTATCTGCTCCAGGTGAAATCAATTTACATAGTAGAGCACATGGCATCATTACTTCTGTAACACTATCAGAAAGACCTTCAAAATTCAATTCCAATGTCATTTCAACAGGGCTATTTCCACGCCAAACTCTACGAGACATAACCTGTGTGTTCAGACTTATAGGTCTGTTTAAAAACGAGCCTAGTGCTTGCACTCCAAGTTCAACGTTACTATCAATATTGATAGAAGGAGATTCCCAAGTAGAACTTATGCGTATAGATGTTTTATCCTGCATAAGACCAATAACTCTAAATTTATCACCAATGAATATACTTATCTTATACCTATTTGCTAACGCTTCACCATCTCCATTAATCCAACCAAAACTGCGGAATCCGCCAGATGTGTTTAATGGCCCGTATAAATTACCAAATGATGCCCCACCAACTATGGTATTGACCAAGCCTTTGCCAATTCCAAATGCACCACCAACAGAAGCATTGTACTTTGAAATAATACCCTTTAATGGGTCAACAAATTTTAGTCCTAACCTGCTGCTGGCACCTATGCCCTGATTTATCGAAGATTCTATAGGTGTACCACTAACAAAATTCAACAATTGCCCTCTAACTTGTCCTAATTTAAGCCCCTGTGCCATTAGTTATCCCCAGATCCCAATTTACCACTGTTCAAAGATTCCAATAGTGGATCCCCAGATCCTCTAACATCTCTACGAGTTTGCGGATACAGCCCAGCCGTAGACGGCATAGGCGTAACTTGCTTTAAAGCATCTTTTATTGCAATAGTGAACTTATTATAATCTATAACTTCATTCTTCTGAAATGCCATAGGTATGTTTTGAATTTGTGGCTTCCCTAAATCTCTGCGAGCAATTGCCATTGCATCTTTCTGCGATAATTTAGGATTCTCCTTTAACAGCTTTTCTGCTTTTGCTGCAACTGGATCCATCTCTGCCTTCTTTTTACTGAAAGCGCCAGTAACGAAATCCATGGCAGCTCCAGACAACATAGCTCCTGGGCCAGAAGATATTCCTCTAGCAGCAGTTTTGCCTACCTTGTCTTTCAATAGGCCATACGATTTTACCTGCAAAAATGCCAGGCTAGATAAAGCTGATAAAGCCAAGAGTGCTTTAGCAATAGCAGATGTCCCAATAAAAAAACCAGGTGCTGGAGATGCAACTCCACCAATGCTATTTTTGTCAGATCTCTTAGATATCTTTTTTAATTCTTCAAGAACTTCCTTAGTCCATCTTGCTTGATACGCTTTAGTATTAAAAAATTCGTATATAACTTTTGAGTTGTTAAGAGCTCGATTTGAAACCTTATCAGCGTCTAGCTTAAACCTCTTATCTGGCTTGCCAGTAGACTTTGCTGTTGGAATATAATCGCCTGTATCTTGCAAAGCATCTGACATAGGCATATAACTACGAGGCCTTTGTACATATGCTGTCTGATCAACAAAATCTTCATCAGTATTTCTTTGACCACGAGGTCTTTGTACATATGCTGTCTGATCAACAAAATCTTCATCAGTATTTCTTTGACCACGAGGTCTCGTAGTAGATGTATTTGCTGGAATGGCCCTGCCTAATTCATCCTTTTTATAGAAATCTCTGAACATACTGTCAGATATTGATCCAGATATTCTTGACAATGGCGATGATGCCTTTGCAGACTTTTTCTGCATCATCAAGTTAAACATTCCTTTACCTGCGCCATATGCCAAACCACCTAAAGGTGCAGCTGGCCCCAGTAAAGACGATATCAAAGACGATGCTCCAGCGTCTAGAAGGCCTCTGGACGTGTCAACTAACGAAGAGCCGACACCCTTCAAGGTTGCACCAGCACCAGCCTTTGCAGCTTTGCCCATAGACTTAGAATGTTGCTTTCTTATATCCTCTGGCTTGACACCATACTGTTTTTGTACTGTAGATACAGCATCAACCAAATCTTGGGTACCATGACTGGTGTCTTGAAGTTGCTGAAGTGCTAAAGATACACCTTCCATGGCTAGAGGAAGATTATCTAATTCCTCATTAGACAAGGCGCCAGGAATTTCTTTAGTAATGATGTACAGCCAACGAGCAATATTCTTACAATCATTTATAGCATTTGAGATCTCTGTGTAATCTATACTTCCAACGGGTATTTGCTTTAGTAACAAATTGAAGTAAGAGGCATATTCTGATTCATACGTACGTGCAATCTTATTCAGCTCTTCTGCCTGTGCTCTGCTTAGTATGAAGTTTGGTTTTTCCTTCAAATTTTTTATCCAAGCAAATCTCTTATTGTTTATCTCGACTTTCACTTTCTTCCCTCTTAGTATTCACTAACCAGTTATAAACAAAATCCAATTCGTTTATATTCATGCTCATCTGATCAGAAATTGACATATGCATGTAATATGCAAGTCTACATTGTCTTTCCAAAATATCGCTTAAGGACTTCCCCAGAAGGGAGAAACATTTGGAGTCGAAAGGGAACAGCAACTAGGCCGTCACCTCCACACTTTCCACAAGTGTATTCAGACTCCATTTTAGGGCCGTGCTCGTACTTTTCATGAAATGCACGAATCATGGCAATGTCCTTAGTACTCATTGATTCCATAGAAACAGCTCTGTCAAGAACGCTAACTTTTGTATCATCTGGCACTATGGAAGCTGCATATCTCATGAGCCAAACATTTTGTCCAGATTTTTCTAGAGCGTTAGCTTTCAGTTCATCTTCGACTCTGAGAAGTCTGAGCTTAATTTTATTACCACTAGGGAGATCGATTTCCATTGGTTCAGTATAAGTATCTGGCAAGTCTTCTGACAACATTTGGGAAAGATCAACATCCATTTCTAATCTTGCATTACACGTATCACATTCGAATGAAACAGGGAACTTTGGAGAATAGCTATTGATTACTAGCCACAGCATGATGTATTTCCTATCGCCAAGAGTCAACTTGTTGACATCAATCCCTTGCACAACTGAAGCTAAAATCTGTTGAAATTTTACATCAAAGTTTTGAGGCGTAGCATCTGCTATAGCCTTTTCTTCTTTGCCAGTAAATGGGCGAATTAGAACTTTGGAAGGCTGAACATCTGGGTAGAGCTTACATTTAGATGGAAGTTGTATACTAAAGTATTCTGACATTTTGTCCCCTTGCTTTTAGTTAGGATTATTGTCATTGTTTAATTACCAAACAAAAGATTTATCTACATTAAATTCTAGTTCATACTGGGCAACACCTTCTGCTGTATACGACAGTGAATGCTCAGGAAATGTCTTAGGAAAAACACCGATCAGCTTGTAAGATCCAGATTCAATTCCATCAGTGCCATACAATTTGATATAAACGGATAATGCATAATTGTTCTTCAAATATCTAAATCCTGAAGCATCTACTATTAATGATTTCCATATATCAAAATATGTCTGAACTATATCCGGAACAGGCTTTATAAATTTTGCCTTAAACGTGTTCACTTCAAAATTTCCAGCGTAACCACGCTTTTCTGATCCATAGCGTATACGATTAATTTCTTGCATATTGTATGGGCCAAAAGATACGTCTTGACAATATGCGCCAATGGCGTTCATGCCAATAAGACCCATATCTGGAAACAAAACTTCCCAGTTGTATGCCCTCTGAATAGACTGCTTGCCAGAGATGAGATTGGAAAGAATTCCCATAACACCTGTGGCAAGTTGTGCTGCGTTTGCTAAAGATTGACCACCAAAATTCAAGGCTGGATTACGAAACGAAACACTACTGCTTGCCCCCGTTTTCAACTCATTGAGATTAGGTATGGGGCGAGCGATTGGCATTAACTTTGTGGTTCCCAGCTATCAAAAGAAAATGTAACCTGATAGGAAACAGTTCCTTCTGCGTCATATGACATGCTAACATCGCCAACTGATTCGACGTAACATCCTATTAACTTGATCTTAAGATTTTCTCCATCTTTGGTGTTTAAACAATTGAAATAAATATTGGCTTTGTTATTCTCATCGCCAACACCAATCCCAGTAATGTCATTGACCAGCAATTGAGACCAAGCATAAACTGCATCAAAAATCTTACGGTCTTCACCTTCAATAAAGGTGACAGTCCACTGATGCGAATAGTTCAACTTGCCAGCAAATTTCACACCAGCCGTTTGCTTGTAAGGTATCAAAATACTGGATCCAACACTACGGCCAGGAATAGAAGCAGACTGAGCTCGCACTGAGAGAGCTTCAGCGTCCCCGCCACCCAGCAGATTAGGAAACATAACTTCCCACAAATAGACTCTCTGTGGGTTTGTAAGGTTTGCTTTCAAACTATCAATACTCATCCGTTCTGCCATATTAGACTCCTATTACTTTACAATTTGTTAGTTTGGCTAAGCAATGCTCTTTCCAGTTTTCACTAAAGAGATCATGCTCATTAAGGAACACAACCTTCCATGCAATATCATTGAGTAATTTTGTCCGTATAGAGATATAGTTCTCTACAGAACCATAATTCTTAATCTTCCAATAATCAGCGTAAACTTCTACAGCAATTCGCTTGTCAAGATGCACAAAATCAGGATTAAAGTGCTCGCCATTAGAAGTCAACCATAATGACATATTGCCAGTATACTTGAACCCTAAGTTATACTCTTTGCTAAGATCCTCAAACCTTTGCTCATATTCAGAGAACTTACCATTTTCTACATTCTCTAACTGCTTAAGAAGACTCTTAGCAACCACATTTTCTATAAAGTATTTTCTGAACTCTGGATCAGATGCTATATGAGCAGCAGTTGCTTGACCACCCTTCTTACCTCTAGCAAGTCTTTGAGCCTTAGCTTTAGGATTATTCTTTAAATCCTGCCCGTACTTTTTAACTCTAGCATCAGTCTCTTTAGTAAGACCAGTGTTCCAAGTTTTCTGACCTTTCTTCCCTGCTGATATTTTAGCGAAAGACTCTGCAGCACCAGGCAACTTAGAAAAGTGAATCAGCTTACCAGACTTGAGATCTTCCAAACGCTGTTTGTTTATCCTAAGCATCCGTTCTCTAGATCCCTTACCGTAATACAGGTTAGAGCATTTACAAGAACAGAACTTGCCACGTGTTGGCTTAGGACAATTCAAACATATGCTCTTAGGTTTGTCAAGTCTAAGATCAACAGCAATATTCTTTAAAAACCAATCTCTGTGACCAAAATTTGGAACTCCCAAGGCAACTCTTTTAGCATGCATAAGTTTTGAATTAACAGATATCTTATCAGAGGTGGATTTAGACAACAATGGCCAACCTTTAGCTTTGTATTCAGCACAAGAAACACCATGTGTCTTGAGATGAGCAGGAACTATCCTAGCAGAATATTTTCCGCACAATCTACAAAACACTTTTTCTTTAGTGTCAACCAAGTTTTCTACTAATTCTACCATTGCAAACCCTTTAGATCAAAGTGTTTCGAGTTATTATTTCGTCAAAACTGGCTCCGGTTTTTGAAACGACCGTGCGGAGCATAATGTACTCAGCAGCACGAGAAGGCTTAATCTTGACGTCTACATGCAATTCATTGTTATCAATGGTTGCTGGAGTGTTATTAGTCGTATCACAAACAACTCTGTACCCACGATCTCCACCTTCTTGTTGAAATGCACCAGCAGCAGCTAATTTGTCCATATACTCTTCTATAACTGCTGTAATACGAAAACGAGTGGCAAAGCTGTTAGGCTCAAACAAGAAATATCGTAGTTGAACAGACAATGTCTTTTCAATGACAATTAATAACCTACGAACATTTACGCGATCAAGAGCAGAAGCTTTTGTTTGCTCAGTTTTCTGTCCCCACAGAACAATACCTTGTCCACGAAATAGCTGGATAGGATTGATTTGTGCAGCATACAACGTATCTCTTTCACCTTCAGTAAATATATTCGTAACGCCTAGCACGTTTAAAATACCACGATTAAACCCAGCTGGAGCATACCAGAATTCGGCAGCGTAGTCATTGTACGCATAGGCACTAGCAACGTAACCAGATGGTGGAACATTCAGCATCACATCGTTGTAAGGATCATACACAGTAACCCATCCAGCGTATACAGTTGAATAACTGGAATTAAAATTCTGTGTGACCTGACGCCAGTCTACTATTGCAGTGACAGATGTAAGAGATGAAAAAGGTACATCAAAAATTGCCATACAATCTTTGCGGCCTTCAGCGACAGTTTTCATTTTGCTCTGAACGGCTGTACTCGTATATCCACCGTTCAATAGCATGCGCACATCCACTTCGTCAGGGTTAGAAAAATTATCCCAGCCAGTTATCACCTGGCCATCTGTAACTGCGGAGCCATTAGATCCAGAATCAAATGCTAAGACCGAAGATTGAGCAGCAGGAAGAACGGTATTCGCAGCATCAGTATTATCGGCGACCCATATGTATTGACTAAAGCCATTAATAGCATCTTCCAAATATTGCTGTCTTCCATATCCATCAATTTGATGCTTACGGGAAACAGTCCAGGTCTCTACTAAATTGTCATTTCCATCAGCATCAGTGAAATAAACCGTAATGGTGAATTCATACGTTGCTGAATCAATATCAGTGATGGTTATTTTTAAATCATCATTCCAAACACCTGGATTGCATCCCATAATGTAAAAAATAGCATTAGGGTATAAAGAATCTTCAGCAAAAGCACGACTAGATCGTCCTGCACTAAACGCCAGATTAGTATTGCCAGTATTGGCAATAGCTACGCCACCGTATAGAGCACCGTTGACAACACGTATGCAATAGAGAGAACGACTTTGTTCTAAAAATGCCAAAGCAGCATAGTGAAAATAGCTGCCAGAAGTGGGATCAGGGTATCCATACTCTTGGATAAACTGCTGAGTATTGGTTATGAGCCTAACATTGTTGATGTCGCCCTTAGCCGAATACCCTACAAGGGCACCAGTTGTGGTTGCAACATTTGGTATAATGTTACTTTCGTCAAGCTCTTTTGTGTAAACTCCAGGGCTAACACCGAATGACATGATTATTCTCCTTTGAACCTAAACTCTTTATATCCCTTTATGATTTTGTTAATATATTTATAATAGCCAAGAGCTAACTGCTTTTTTAAGCTCGGGCACTAATTCGACTTCAACTATGAACCACTCTCTAACTTTCTTGCCTTTAGAATCTGTATAATTTCTTCGCAGCTCGATTTTATTGAAATCATGTTCGATAACATCGAACTCACCAAATGTCTTTAGAAGGCTGTCATCCGTCAGCCTATCTATCATTTTCTCGCCACTTATCTCCTGCCTCTTATTAGTCTCCGGATCAAAGTGCTTTACTTTAACTTTTCCCCATAGCCTTATACGGCCAAGCCAAAATTCCCAAGTCCTGTCCAAAACATTAGGGCGCATATCTGGAACGGACAATCTATCCCTTATATCAGCCTTGCTCATGGACCCTTCTGTTAGGCACATTTGCATGGATCTCTTGTTAACCAAATCTTGTATATCAAGAAAATCGTAAGACATTATTCTTCCGTTTTGGTAACTGCCTCAGTGCCTTCTCCAGAGTCAGATGGCATTTTGCCACGTATCGTATCAGAAAAGATCTCTACATCATATTCTTGACTATTATCGTACCCCTTAAGAAATATAGTCTTGATTATACCGTCACTATCTGCCTCAGACTGGAATATCCACGATTCCAATTTTATGGGGCATCTTATAACGAAATACTCACCCTTATAGTACTGAGCATCAATCTCTGACTCATCAACAATCTCACCAAACCCAAGATCTATTTCTAAAGGGTACGTTCCATTAAGGTATAAATCAAGATTAGGATTTTGCTGCTGCCAGAAAAGAAAGCGCTCCGACACAGTGTTCAGCTTATTTCTGTCCTTAGACCAAAACCAAACATTATATGTTAGGTCAACTGGTACCGTAACTACCAGAGACGCAGAGCCAGATGTATCTATAAACTGAAATCCACGTCTTGCAGCTACTGTAGAATTGCGTCTCCAAGAGTAGGCCGTTGTGTCACGGAATATGTTAAAAAACTCCATATTATCTTTACCACGCTTTTCAGAAATCTTCCTCAAGGCAATACCCTTTGTCCAGATAGCAGAATCTGTGTTCATATTGGTTATGCCCATATCTGTGGAAAATTTATTCCAGATACGCACTCTCATTGCTTGATCTAATAAGGTCAAAAATGCATCAGGCACTATTTGCCACCTTTGTTTGTATTCTTTAGCAATGTAGCCATAAAGCAGCTAAACAAATCTTCTTCGAACACTATTCTTATGTCCTCTGACATATTTGATTCACACCAATCTTCGAAAAACTTTTCTATCCCCTCAGACTTGAAAAATGCTGTCTTCTGTACATCTGCCAATAAATTGGCCAATAAAAGCCCAAGGCACGCATACCTCAACTGGTCTCTACGATCCTTCAAAGAGATTCTGCTTTCCAGTTGAAGGAGGATTGACTTCTACAAGTGGTTGAAGATCATGTAATTCATTCTTGTCTTCAACCTCTTTATCCTCCTTAGTTGCATAAACAGGAGTAACTTTTGGAACTTCTATAATTGGATGACCAGTTCTATGTATCATATATCACCTCTTCTATTTGCTAATCTTCTTTCACCCGTCTTGGGGCTATACGAAAATACTTAGTTATTACATTGTCATGTGCACTTGGTATAATAATATCAACAATTTCAGATTAGTTGCTGCTTGGTCAAGAGGTATGTATTGAACGTCTACTTGAAAATAAGAGCCAACAATGATGTCTATGTCAGCAATATTTGAATTGACATCTGATATCTTATTAGAAAACCAAGCAATTATAGGCAACTCATCTTCAATAAACAATCCTAATTTACGCAACCGCTGCTTATTTGGGCTCCAATCTACCCATACCTTGGTATGATATTCGCGAAATGTATAATCTGAAGGCTTGGCGTAAACATCGTTGTTTTCGATAGTCTCAGGATTAGTATTAACGAATAAAGTGCAATCTATGCCATAAAGATCTACGGACAAATCAGTTAATTGCCTAAGGGCATCAGCTACTCTTTGTGGTATCATTCGTGACATAATTCACCTAAAAGTCAAAATACTTTTGTGGATCTACATCTTTTGCAATTCGTTGTATGGGCAGCTCAGGCATATCTTGCTTCAAATTATCTGGTAATTTTACTGCTTTCCAAATCTGAGGATTCTTTTCTAGAACTCTGTAGGCATCATTAGGATTACTCCAATTGACATCACCAAGCCTGGTGCCAGAGTATTTTTGTGTTTTAGACAAGCGATATAAAACGTTTCTTAATGCATGTCTTTCACTAGAAGCAACCGTGTGGAATTTATCTCTTATACCGACAAATGTGACTTCGTAGTTTGCTGACTCAGTTAGAACTCCAATAAAATCTTTCATTATACACCTGGAGCATAGTAATAGAATTCTAAGTCAGCGCTTAGGAGCACACCTTTCTCGTCTATAGTGATAGTGAGATCACCAGGGTGGTAGGATTTACCAGCGGTCCAATCAATATTTACTTTCTCAGCATACACAATTACTTCAATAGACTGTGAAGCATCAATGACACGACCTTCGTCATCAAGTTCTTCCTCTGATTCAACGCTAATCTTAAAATCCTTTAGTTGAATGGAGATATCTTTTATTCCCCAACTCCTGTAGTCTACATCAATTGAATACTGAACCTGCGTGTTAGCTGTATTGTACGAACGATTGGAATCTGCAGATTTTACGTATGTATGTACCTTTATTGGTGCAGAGAAATCATCACCAGATTCTACAATCTTGTCGAATGATTTCTTGACATCGTGGAACAAATCCATAATTACGCCTGCTTGACAGAGACAACCATAAACTTCTGTGCGTCTTTGTCGTCTGGCTTAACTTGACCTTTATACTGCGACGCCAACTTCTCAGCCACATCTTTCATAGAAATTCCAGATGCAATGATTTGATATTGAACAGTATCAGCAGAACTAGGAGCTCCTGCCATATCTTCTTTTACCTTAGATTCAGAACCAGCTCCCATGGTTGCCCCATCTTTTTTCTTGGGATCATCCTGGGCTTCTCCGCTTCCTGAATTGCCAGTCTTAGGCTGAGATTCAGGCTGCGCACCAACTGGCAGATCTTTAATGCCAGCAGATCCATCTTTCTTTTCTTTTGGCTTATCTTGAGCACCATCTTCATGATCATCAGGATTTTCGCCAGCAACTTTTTTAGCAAGAGTTGCATCATTCTCTTTCAATTTCTTTTTTGACTCTTCAAGCATAGGATCTTTGCTATCAGCAATGGGCAACTCCTCTTCTTTCTCAACTTCGGTGTCCACAGGAGCATCAGCAGGCTCATCCACAGTGTCAATATCTACGTCTTTGTCAATAGACACTTCAGCGTCAACTTCCACAGGAGCAGAAGTTGTATCAACCGGAGCATTGCCACCAAGATTCTGTTGAATTGTCGCTACCTGAGTCATAATAGAAACTAGCAATTCATAAGCCACTTTATTCTTACCCTCTTCGTAGTAAGCTTTGGCAGCTTTGATGTCACGAATGACATTGTCCATAAAAGACGGCTCTTCGCTTGCTTCCAGCATTGCTTTAATATTTTCCGGATCTGCTGGATTCTTAGACATGTCAGGAAGTCGTCCTTCTTTGATGGCCTTACGAACAGTTTCATGCAATCTACGGATACGAGCTTTATTAGAAAGTTTAGCATCCTGAATTGCAGCAACCAACTCATCAAATGATTCTTTAGCAATTTTAATGCTGCTGAGCTTTTTATTGGCTCTACTTTCAAGAGAAGGGAAAGTAAAACCGAACTGTTTCAATTCTTCGGTCGTAATAGGAGACTTCATCTTAGAGATAACTGCCCTAGCTATTTCTCTAGATTTAGTAGGCTTGTATGCATAATAGCCTTCCGAGTCCTGTATTTGCGCTCCTTCATCGTCTAGAATAACGACGAATTCCTCATCGTCACTTTCTGTATTTGGCCAATCCGTAACTTCTATCTCTCCGATCAGAGCATTATCGCCAGCGCCTGCGAATGCCTCATAATCAGAATCATCCATAGGTCTTAATGTAATTTCATGCAATTTGCCTTTTAATTTCAAACCAAATGTGGATTTAAGATCCTTAGCAACTCCATTGGACAGATCATCATACAACGACTCTAATAGTTCTCTACTCATTTTACCTCTCCTTGACTAACATTAAGACGATTGCCGCCACGATCTGACCAATATCCGTTTGGATATATTAGCAGTGCGTGAACTTTTTCGTAAACTTTGCCTTTAAATGACCAAAATCTTTTCTCTGGTATTCTAGCATTCAATAGCAACTGCACTCGATATGCAGCATTGCCACGATTACCACAAATATCTGACAATACAGCCAATGCCTCTTTGTCTGCAGTTAAAGCCTTTAGGCTATTGTCTATTAAATGTTCGTATAAAACCTTGCCAGACGCTGAATTAGTCTTTGCAACGTACTCATGTAAAACTTCCAGTAACTGTTTATAAATGGATAGTTCACTCATTTTCTTCAGCTTCGTCTACAGCTATCTTTATAGCAACAATATCTGACTGGCTGAATGCTTTCTCTTTAGGGTAAATGACAGTAGAACGGTTGCCGAAATACGTTTCATTTGAAACAAACACATGCTCCAGATCTTCGAATATGTCATCATCCAATCCTGATACAAATATCTTTTGTGTAGGTATCCATGACATAGAAATGTATGTCTCCAGAACCAAATTGCCATATCTCTTGTCCGAAGATACAGCAGAACCAAGCAAATAGTTATAAGCATTAAACACATCAAACCCGTTTAATGGATTTAAACTATTCAATGCATCTATGATTAGTTCTATGCTGCCAAGATCATCTTTATACGCTTCTTCAATGCTAACAATTGCCTTATCAATGTCACTCTTGAAAGAGATATGATTTATCAGGCACGATTTGCCATATTGGGCATTTATGCGAGTTCCACGAAGCGTGTTAGTAAAGGTGGATACTGCAGACATCATGCTAGAGAAAGAAGGATTTTTAGGAAAGCCATTAAGTGCAGCTTTGAGGCCTTCTCTATTGTATTGCTCAGCTTCAGCTAGCGTCTGTTCAAATATAGCTTCTTGAATGCATTTTACCAGAGCAGAATTATTATCTAAGCTTTCAACCATAAGATCATACTGGAATTGATGCATATCTTTTGTCTGCACAGATAGAATCTCTGAACCTTCAGACATAATGGAGTACTTGTTACTGGTAGGATCTGGATTTATTTTAATCTTCCAGCGCTTCTTATTTTTCGACATCTTGCGCAGATTCGCCGATACAGATGAGAACCCTCCTGGGATATATGCAATATCTCCTGAAACAGTTGTCTCTTTAATTTCTTGTATCAGATCATCCATTGATTAAGATATGTTTGCAGCAGTAGCAAAATTAACTGATGCAACGGTGGAATTAACACGTGCAATAACAGTAATGACATTAAATAGACGCTTAGTAAGAGTCATGCCAAAGTTCTGTCCAGCCACCAGGAACACTGGTCTATCTGTATCTACGTCCGTCCTGATCTCCACTATGCCAGAGGATACTCCAATTTTAGTATCATAGCCACCTGGGTAAGTTACAAAAGATGGAAGAGTATATGCAACACTGCCATTGGCGTTTTCGCTGAAAAGAAAGCCACCAGTAGAAAAATAATTGTATGGTGTGTCAGAAGTTTTAGTTAAGCCAGAAGGCAAAGGTGATTCAAGAAAGAAATCCAAAACTGTTTTCTGATTGGATGCAAGCCTCACACCCTGTACATAAATATCACTTCCAGTAGAATTACTATATGTAGGCATTAATATGTCTCCTATTATGCAGTATAAATGTGCATTTTTAGTATTGATCCATTGCAAAATAAAGTGTAATCGCAAATTCCAAAGCCAAGATTATGCCAAATCCTATATAAACAACTCTTTCCAACACTTGGAATCTTTTGCCAGTATCTTTTTGATCCTGGTCATACATAAAAGTCATAGCTTTAATAGCCTCAGCATGATTGCTGACCTTGACACCTAGAGCTATTAAAGTATCATGGTCGTCATTATCACGCCTTCGTTCTCTACCGTCCCATTTTTCATCTGGTCGCACCCGCAAGCTCCTTTTGTAACAAAGCTATATCTTTCTTATCGAAGATGCCAGACACCTTTTCCTTTAGAGAGCCTGCAGCTGCTATCGCACCAACAAGCGTGTTTTCAGTACGTAAGAAATAGACCTTAGATGTTTTTAATCTGCCATTGCCTAGCTTGACGAATGTGGCTGCATCTATAAACATTCCAACATCAAGCACAACAGCATCAAATTGGTTATGTTTGATTTGAGCTAATCCTTCCCCACTAGTATAAACATACGTAGCATCGATACCCTGGAATGCATCTTTTAAAGTATCAATGAAGGACGGATCCTCATCAACAAATAGGATTTTTGGTGGCATTGTTCTCCTCTACTATCAAGATTGTATAAATGTTCATACGTTAATTATTCTCATCCTCCAACAACCAATATCTCATACTCGTCCTCCACAATAAGTGTAGTTAATTCATATGGCACTAATAGCAGCTCTAAAAATGCTGCAAAAGAAAAGCTACTGCTGGAACTCGAGCTAGAACTTGTAGATGAGCTAGAACTAGAACTTATTTTAGAACTCGAGCTAGAACTAGATGATGATAGACTAGAACTGCTACTTGAACTTGAGCTACGTGAAGAGCTCGAGCTTGATGAACTAGATCTAGAACTCGAAGATGAAGAACTTCTAGATGAACTTGATGAAGAGCTCGAACTTCTAGATGAGCTAGAAGATGAACTAGAACTAGATGAAGAACTTGACCTAGAGCTCGACGAGCTGGAGCTAGAAGAGCTCGAACTTCTCGAAGAACTAGACGACGAACTAGAACTCGAAGATGAAGAACTTCTAGATGAACTTGATGAAGAACTAGAACTTCTCGAAGAACTAGACGACGAACTAGAGCTCGATGAACTCGAGCTCCTAGAAGAACTAGATGATGAACTGGAACTTCTAGAAGAACTAGATGAAGAACTCGAAGATGAAGAGCTTCTAGATGAACTAGATGAAGAGCTCGAACTAGATGAGCTCGAACTTCTAGATGAGCTAGATGAAGAGCTCGAACTCGAAGATGATGAACTCCTAGATGAGCTAGATGAAGAACTCGATCTTGAGCTGGAAGAAGAACTTATTTGAGAACTCCTAGAAGAACTCGAAGATGAAGAGCTTCTAGATGAACTAGATGAAGAGCTCGAACTTCTAGATGAACTAGATGAAGAACTAGAACTTCTCGAAGAACTAGATGATGAACTCGAACTTCTCGAAGAACTAGACGATGAGCTCGAACTCCTAGAAGAACTAGATGAAGAACTCGAACTCGAAGATGAAGAACTTCTAGATGAACTAGAAGAACTAGAAGAACTAGAAGATGAAGAACTCCTAGATGAGCTAGAAGAACTAGATGAACTAGATGAGCTAGAGCTTCTGGAAGAGCTAGATGAACTAGATGATGAACTGGAACTTCTAGAAGAGCTAGATGATGAACTCGAACTTCTAGAAGAACTGGATGATGAGCTAGAACTAGAAGATGAAGAACTTCTAGAAGAACTGGATGAAGAACTGGAGCTCCTAGATGAGCTCGATGAAGAACTCGAACTTCTAGAAGAGCTAGAAGATGAACTTGAACTTCTCGAAGAACTAGACGACGAACTAGAACTCGAAGATGATGAACTCCTAGATGAGCTCGATGAAGAACTGGAGCTTCTAGAAGAACTAGAAGAACTCGATGAACTAGAAGATGAAGAACTCCTAGATGAACTTGATGAAGAACTCGATGAGCTCGAACTTCTAGAAGAACTCGACGACGAGCTAGAGCTGGAAGATGAGGAACTTCTGGAAGAACTGGAGGAAGAGCCAGAAGGTACCCTGCCGCTATAGTCCGTAGTGCTTACCCCATGCACGTCACCAGCAAATGATTGGCTATCAACAATTGTTGATGTAAACCCAGTTCTTTGATAGAATTTATCTGAGTTTACTGTCATATTAGCTATGCCAGTAGAATCCCACGTTACATCATAATTACCATCATTTATTCCTGTGCCAGTTATACTATCTTTAACTGTCGTGGTAACTTTTCCTGAAATCTTCTTTAATTTAACTGGTACATTTTGTCTGCTTGTGTATGTATCTACATCAGTAACTACTATCCCACCAGCAACTCCTGAATGCGTTGCACTATCTATGATAGTTGTGGAGATTTTGCCTTGATACACAAATAGTTTAATATTGTACCCGCAAGCATAGGAGTTATCATTATCAGTGCTAACTCCCCATATGTATATAGGCTGACCAGTTATACTATCTTTAATAGTACTAGTCAGTACTCCAGAGGCATATGCTATCTTGCCATTAAAAGGATTAGATAGCATTACATTTGTGCCATCACAAGAAAGACCATAAATATATCCAGAACTAAGATATGCTTGTGAGTCTTTGATCGTGGATGTTATTATTCCACTATATAATCTGACTTTTCTATCGCCATAGCCATATGTTATTAACGTATCTGCCATTGCTTACTGCCTCAAATCTTCAAAAGCATTACCAATCTCATTTATCTCCAATTCATGAAAATGCAGACAAGGATAATCAAAATGCGTATAAACTTTAAACCCTTTGTCTTTTGCCTTTCTACAAAATTCATAGTCATGCCCTTTTACAGCAATGCCGTTTTCATCCCATTTTCTAAAGAATAATGGTTTGTCCATTTGTTGTAACACTCTTCTTGAAAGAACCATACATCCTGATCCTATAGCATCAACTTCCTTCAATCCTCCTGCTACAACTACGGGCTTCCATCCATCGTGTTCTTTATCTTCATTTAGAGCATTAAAATATATTGGATAATCCCCTTTCTTCATATTGGCCCAGACTGGGGTTGGGCAACCAACTATGTCTAAATCTAAAAATACCAAATCTATGATGTTATTCACAGGAGGGTTATCATCATCAAATGATATCCAAAAATCATACTCATTTTCTAAAACATGTTTAACCATTTCATTTAATCCACTAACATATGGATTTCTTGTTGGCAGCAAGTATTTAGAGTCTACCCTTTGATCTTTCAATAATCTGACTAAAGAAAAAATACAAGATTTATGAATCCAACTTTGGTTCATTATTGTTATCAAAACTTTTGGCCTATTCATTTGGTGTTACACCATCACTAAGGTTTTGTTTAATTTTCAGCCCTAGAGATGCTTTTCTATCTAGCCACCTTTTTCTTTTATTTTTTCTAATTCCAAGTACATCATTAGACGGATCTAAAGCTATCTTCTCTCTTTCTGTCAATCCTGGTTTATATTTTATTTCTGTTTTTTCTTGTTGTGACAATAATGAATTAAGCTGAAGTCGTTTTATAATACCATCGACAACTTGATTGTCAATAACTTCATCTGGTTCATCCATTGTCACTCGGCCTTCATAAAATTCTTTGTATTCCAATTCTGTCATTATTGTAACATCATCTGGGAATAGTGATGCTGATGCTACAGCAAAGTCTTCTGGCACACATGTCACACAAGTTCCAAATTCATCGCCCTTGCCTATATTATTGACTTTGTCATATTCCCAGCCAATGCCTTCTACGTCTATGTACACTGACCATGGCAAGCCTTTTCTTATAGCATGATCTATTAGATTAAAATTAGGATATATTGCTTGCTTTTGTCCATCTACAACTCCTCTTTTTATTCTGACACGAATGGGAACCAGTTCTTTCCTAGCCATTGTATTTCTCCTTGTCTAAAAAATCAATTAATTTTTGCTTAGCTAATCCAATAATATGATCATCAATAGATATCTCAACGTAAGGGTATCCTTTAAGAATTATATTTTTTTCTATAGCCTCAATTCTATTCATTGCCAATTGATGGGCATAGTCATATGTCCAATTATACCATTTAATCATGCTTTGTGCTATATCTTCAGCCTTCCTTGTGCAATAGACAAACTTTGGTTGTCTAAAGTATAATAAAAATTCATTTAAAAGATCTACTACCCTAGGATCTTTAAACCCCCAAGGTTTATTCAATGCTCTTTGATGTATGATAAATTTTTCAAACTCTTTTTTTACAGTGTATAGAGGGAGACCTTTTATTGCGCATTCATTAAACGTATCTCTCAAGACTTTATCTTCATAAAAACCATCAGGATTGGAATCATCTGGTGTAACGAACTCTCTTCCCATGGAGATTCCAAGCTCTTCGTGCAAAATTTTCGCAGTAGAGCTCGTACCACTCCTACCTGTCCCCACAACTATTATAGGCTCATAAAAACATGACTTTGAATACTGCAAAATACTGTCCCATTAAACAAAGGTACCGAAGGGTGTTCACCACTTCGGTACCTTATTGTGAATAAAATTCAAATCATCTTTACAGACAAACCCAACCCAAATTGCAAGCTGAGTATTTAATCTCTGGTGAATCACCAATATTACATTTGTACTCACCATTTGGGTCTAAGCTACTAAAATACGCAATAGTGCTATCAATATTAGCAATAGCAATATCATTCTGTTGTTTATAGTATTCATGAACACCAGGATTTGCGTTCATAGAAACTTTAATATCACGTTGCTTCGTCAACACGCAAATACTTTCTGCTGGTGATTGTTTCTTAGCCATGCCTAAATGCATGGCAAAAGCTTGAGTTGAAAAAGTCAAGACTACAAGAACAACTGCCACAACTAACTTACTGATTTTCATTACATCCTCCTTGTTTTGATACAATTAATCTCATATTAACACTATTTGTTCTAAAACTATTTATAAAGCATGACTGACTTATTTTGCCCACCAATCCTCCAATACACTGATGTCCTTGGTCTCATGGTATGACTTTATTATGTTATACTCACCTCCCATGTATCTACTATCAAAATATTCAAGTGGTGGAGGAGGCAATTTCTTATCTCGCCCATACTTGTAAGCGTAATTGTGCTCCCCGTGTACATGTCGTAACCCTATGAGCTCATAAAATGAGCCATATCCTGGCAAATGCATTTGATCATTACACGAAGGCTCGCATTCTGCTAACTTAAATCCAAGATCTTTGATGGCTCTAGAGAATCTACCCTCGGCATTGCCAAATTCTTGTGTATATTTCTCATAGTTTTCAAATGGTATAAAATGCTTTTCCATATGATCCATAATCTTTAATAAGCATTCTCTCTTTGCGACAAAGCATGTTGCTACAGAACGACTATCTCGGTAGTAGGATATGATGTCTGCATCTCCCATCTTTTCCATAAGTAGCGGGAACCCCTCTGGCTTTTCTATAACAAAATCTCCATTGATGCAATAAATATATTCAAACTGTTGCATTACCATAGTTCCCCACTTCATAAGCCAAAACCATGGGTACAACACTCCACCCCAAGTCTGATGATGAGGAACCAGCAATAGATCTACGTTGTACAGAACATCATTTGCTGGCATAATATCATTCATAGTCAAATTAGGGTTGCAAGGATTCAAATGATTGTCATAGGCCAACGTAATCCACATATTGAGCTTCTTATGAGATTCTATGCTGGCTTTTAAATATGCCCGATTACCAGGGTGAGATGTCATCAAGCATCCAATTTTAGAATTGATAGCCATATTCGCCCATGTGTCATTAGCCATTTTTGCCTCTAAAGACATCTTCCTTAATGCTAAATCTTTTTCCCATTCTTCATCTGACAGCAATAAGTCTCTACCTGTTCTCTCTAGATCTGCTCGAGTCATACTCATCATTCGCCTATTCTTTTAGTTCCTATTCTAGTTGGACTTGCTCTATCACCTTTGCCTTTTTCTATTACACATACAGAAGGGTAGAAGTGTATGCCTATAGCTTCCATACAAAAAGTAGAAAATGGTGCTTCCGACCATGACCACTGGTTTAATAAATCTATCAAATCTTTGCTGAACTCTATGAACGTTCCATCTCGTTTAAGACCACCATCATGGCTAGCATAGTAAGACGCATGCAAATCTTCTACTATGTATATGCCATCTTTTGACACATGTGGAAATAGAGAATTGAAAGATGCAATTTGATCCTTGCCATAATGACTGCCATCGTCCAGTATGATATCAACCTTTGGGTAAGTAGCCTTGAAATCTTCTAGTGCAACGATATCATCTTGCAAGCATTGGTACGTTTGTATGCCCACCTGATCAAAATATGGAGTATAGTCATTCTTGTCAACACCCACAATTAAAGAATTGTCACCAAAGTATTTCTTCCATAGCTCCAGAGATCCACCATGATCTATTCCAATTTCCACCATTACAACATCTTTACCACGATATCTTGAGAATAACTTATCATATATCTCCAAATAAGATGGAGCTTTATGAATATATCTGCCAGTGTTTTCTTGAAATAATTTTAATAGATCATTCATGGCATAGCTTCCGTATTAGCACTGTCATTGAAGGAAACAAATCGTATGTGTAATGTACAAAGTTATCATTAATAAAATGGTTGAAAACTAATATAGCACGAATAGGTGTCTTTGAGTATTTAATCATCCAATCTACACGATCTCTTTCTTCACTGCCACCTTCAAACAATATCATACATCTTTGTGATAGTTTTGGCAACCAAAGCTCAGCTAGTCTTAGTAATATGTCTCCTGTGTTGCTAATATCAATATGCATGAAATCAATGCTGCCATCATCGTAATCTTTCCACGATTCAAAAGCATTTCCTTGCTTAATGTTTACATGGTTGCCAAGGCCATTAGCCTCTAACATTCCCTTTACTTCATCCATGCTGCCATGCTTGTATTGATAATAGTCAAATAAATCAATAGCATCAAAAGCTATGCTATAGGCACGTAGTTCGCGAACAGCTTGAGCAATGTGAAATGTACTATAGCCATTTAGTATGCCAATCTCAACTATACGATTTGGCCTCCAATTTAATACATGCTGCTTGATCAATGGTCCATAATTATTTTGTTCATACGAGCTCATTTAGTCAGTTCCTTTATCCAGTTCTCTGCACGAAATTCGCTATACGCCCTTTCTCGTGCAGCAGATCCTTTCTTACGAAGTTCTTCAATAGTGACATTTTTTACAATTTCTATATAATCAGATTTTTTGTTCACCAGCCAACCTGTCTCAGAAGTTATTCTATCTGCAGCTCCACCCCAATTATCAGCCATCGCTGGTATACCTGCAGCCATGCATTCTAATAAAACTCTTGGACCCATGTCCATGTACCCATGTGGCACAGAGTACCAAAATAAATTGCCAAGTGCTAAAAATTCAGGGATTGATGGATTATTTTTTGGATACTTAATAAATCTCTCACTAGCAGGAACAAAGGATGGCCCAGGCATCATATGTATCTGCAAATCATCCCGACAGTATAATACTCCATTGATCTCTAGAGGAGCACTAGCTTTATCAAATTTTGTATCTCCCTGAGAATTATGCCTGACTATATTAATCATTCTATCAAATTGTGGTGTCACAGCAAAAAACTCTGACAAATCTGTGCATGGCGTAAGAACTCTAGTTAACACACCTGGATGCACCGATAATAATTCCTTCTCTTGTCCAGAATTTAAAAATATGTACATATCCCAATTCATAGTCCAAGGAATAGTACCTATACCACCACGGCGATAGTTAACAGTCATGATGCGTCGTGATGCTTTTATGTTTGTAAATGCTTCTATCATCTTAGGCGTATCAAATTCCCACACATAATCATTCGCATAAACCATCAACGTGTCACATGGCTCTCTCACTGTTGAATAATCCATCGTTACCTTAAGACCCTGCAATTCATCTTTAATGCATTGACGAAATTCCCTACTGCCAATAGAATTCCCCAACGGAATAAACTCTACATTATGTCCATCTCTAAGCAACATCTTCATCATCGTTGTTACGCTTCTGGCCTGGCCACCCCATCCGGTAGCATTTGTCGCTATCTTAATGAACTTTCCATTACGCGTAGAGACGCTTGGCGCTTTCTCCAATGTGTTTTCTTCAGGCGTAACGGAGCTTTTCCTTATCCACAAATGACAACGATGACCGCCTTTGAATGGTCCATCAAACTTGCCAACAATATATTTATCCTGCCATTGCCTTTCAAACGGACGATTAGCATCATGCACTATCACGATATTGCATTCTTCAGCAGCAATTTTTACTGCTTGCTCTCTGCTTTGCCCACCTGCTGGTCCGTCAACAAATGCTAAATCATACTTCATTGGGTCTTTAGGAAATTCCTTGCCATCCCACATGCGAATATCACAATCTTTGTTAAGGCTGAGTATCTTTTCTTTCCAAGCCTCTTTGTTCTCATATGTAGTGCATCGGATATCTGTTCTTTCAGTGAACAATAGTGTTGATAATCCAGCACCAAATTCTAAGATTGATTTACACTTATGCTTATTTATAGTTGCTTCAATAAATTTCCAATCATCTGATGTAAGTGATCCACCACCAAACGAAAGACCATACTTGGCAGCTTTATGTGATATATCATCAACCTTTTTTGGGTAAGACTTGTGCACTAATGGAACTTTAGAAATGTTTTCTATCACAGGCTTAGGCGAAGGCTTATTCTTATCCAATCTTCCACCAATATAGTACATTTGTAACGCACGATGTATATCTTCTGGCTCTATCATGTCTACGCACTTAGGCATTACTCCATCTTTTTCTTCTGCTGAGGGAGTTGGACCCAACACAACAGTATTGCCAGATGAGTTAACCAAATTAGTGCATCCTTCAATCGCACATTTCCAACACGCTTTAACAGCACAAGGGAGTGCCCCATCATTTGACAAATATCTGTGCCCATGATACTGAGTGAATGACACAGGCTCACGAGCGCCAGCTACTACAATGCAAGGTTTTCCTGGAAAACACCCAGTAAGATGCATATGAAAACTGACTAATCCTATAGAGCCTTCTGCGTTCAGAAATAGTTTAAACAAATCCCGTATGCCTGTCTCTTTAGATTGGGTTTGTCCGACCATGTCTATGATATTATCACCAATCAATTTTGGATATTTGTCTTCGCGAGCTCCTATCTGCACAAATGTAATATCCGGGTTCATGTCAACAAACTTTTGCCATCTATCTATTGGATACATCTTGCATCCCCAGCCTTTTTCGCCACCGACACAAATAATCCAATAAGGTCGATCTATCAATCTAGGTGCATTGTACTCTTCTTCAAGAAACCAAATATCTCCCCATGAATTGCCCTGTGGAATTTGAACGCCTAAAGCATCTTCCATTGACATACGAAAAGCATTAGCAAAATGCCAATCCAATCTATTAGAAGAATTGGTTAACTTACTTGGTCCTATCTTAACAATATTCTCTGGCGAAGGAATCAGCGTACGATCTATGTATGGATTATGATCCCATATGTGCATTGCTGTTGACATAACATTAATGCGCACATCAGGAAACGCCTTCTTAAAATCACGAATAGCACATGTGAACATAATGATATCGCCTAGTCGTTGGCGATTATGAAATACTATTTCTTTAGGCAGATCAGTATGACCAATATAAGGAGCAACTCCGCACTCAATGGCTGCAGTATCTAGCATCATTTTAATACGCTGTTTGTCTTCGATTGGGCCATCTACATGCACATGACCATCCTTAGTCTGGGTGACCAGGGTATACTCTGTCACATTTGGATCTAGCGCAACTTTGTTAGCCATTACCAACCTTTCTGTATAACTTTACAGATGTAATTTGCATCTTTAACGGATACGTGATTTCCAATTGGTATGCTTATATACTTGTTCTCAATATCATTCATATTTGGCAAGTCTTGTCGTTTGCCTCCAAATATATCGTATATATCATTACGCAATTGAACCATATTGTTGTCTATGCCATGCCTAAATAATAATTTAGAAAACTTGTCTCTGTCCTCGACCAAAACAGTGGCTAACCAGTATGTATTAATGAATCCATCTATCAATTTAAGACCTGGTATTTTACGCAGTCTTTGTCGGTAAACATCAAACACTTTTCCACGATGTTCGATTACAAAATCATATTTATTCAAACCCACAATGCCCATGCTTGCTTGCACATCTGTCATTTGACGCTTGTACCCCATCATCTGAATATCAAACGTCATTTGTCGTTTCTTATAGCACTGCCAATTATTTTTGATTTTCTTATCTCTATCTATACCAAACCATCGCATCAATTTGGCTTTACGATAATCTTCGGCAGTAGTAACATGTATCATACCACCATCTGCCGTGGTAATGTGCTTTATTGACTGGAAAGAATTGCACGTGTAGTCACCATCAAAAATTCCAAGAGCCTGACAAGCATCAGACACAATTGGAATATGACGATCACATAGATCAAAATCAGTAGCTAGTGAACGGATGCCACCCAAGTGCACTTGCACTATAGCCTTTGTCCTATCAGTAATCTTCCTCTTAATATCAACAGGATCTATGCATAATGTGGCAGGATCAATATCTGCCCATATCAACTTGGCGCCTCTGGCCAGGAGAGGCAAGTTTGTGGCTGTACAAGTAAGAGGAGTTGTTATGACTTCATCACCGGGCTTTATCCCGATTAAGTCATATGCCGTTTCTAATGCAGAAGTGCCGGAGTTGAGAGATACACAACGATGACGTCCTAGGCCAAACTGCTTTTCAAACAATTCTTCAAACAGCTCAACCTTGGGGCCTTGTCCAATCCAACGAGATCGAAGAGTATCTATCACTTCATCTTCAACCTCACGTGGCACGTAAGGGTGAAACATTAGCACTTTCAACTGCGAGCGAGACATTAGCTGATATTGTATTTCAGATTCAGATGATTCTGAATGATTTTTAATTCCTCAGCATGCGCAGAAATCATATCAACGTCTGGGAAATCTTTGAGAAGCAGAAGATGCTCCAACTTTCCTTCGTTGTCTATGGTTGTAAGTGTGATTTTGTAGCCTTTAACCGAATTGAGTTTGTCGAGCAGTTCTAATTGTTCCATTGCAGAGCACTCCTTTGTTAAGTTTAAAGTCTAAAAATGACAATTAAGTGCAGTATTACTGCAATTAATCAAAAATTCTTCTGGTAGCATCTTTGACGAAGTTTATTTCGCCACGTTCTAAGGTTATAAACTTACCACCAGTGTCTTCAGAACGAATGTC